TCAGCTAAGCCACGCTTAACTCTATCTCCCTTCAATGCAGCCCACATTTGACCCGTAAAGTTCAAATCTACCGGTCTTACGCCTCTGCCTTTCTTCTGCCTGAACTTGGCATAAGCTGGCGAGTAAGGCTTAAAGCTACCTGCGTAGCCCTTTCCTTTATTACCACGCTGAACGATGTTTCTAGCACCTTCCATCGCGATAATCTCTAACGCGTTGTCAATCTGATTCTGTAGCCCTTCATCAGCCTTTTTTAATCTGGCTTGCAACTTAGAGCTATTCAGATTGATTTTCATCGATTCAATCGACCTGTAACAAACTGGTCTTTCTCTGTGTCCTCAATCGTTCCATCTTCGTTGAAGTCGTACTCAACACCATCTGCGAATACTGCTTGCATCTCTTGATGGTACATATCCTTGTAAAAAGAGATCATATTTTGGAAACGATCACCATCAACCCAGTTAGTGAGTTGAGGTAAAGCATACTTCCACAACACTAAGTAAGCCGCTGCACGAGTCCATTGTGTACTTGTGAGAAGGGTGTCATCCATCTCGCCAGCACGACCCGTCAAAGCCCACCAAGTCTTGCGAATTTCTCGCTTAATATCTGCCTCAGCTTTGGCGTGTTCTTCGTAGAACGAATTAATCCCTAAGTCCAGAATATCTGGGACGATGTCGGATAAATCATTGTCAGTAGAAAATGCCATTACCATTTCACCTTAGCAGACCACCATGCCGCAGACATCTTGCCTTTGGCTATGTTCTTTTTATGCCTTGCATACCACGCCTTACGGGTATCCTTAGCTTTTTGGCTCTCCCCCTTTCGAGGTGGATAAGTTTTAGCCCCTTGTGATCCGAATCGGATTGTCTTTTCCTTGCCGCCTTCGCAAGCCTTCACCATGTGGGACTTGGTTGGGTGATTAGGAGTCCTAACCGGTTTATTACACTTAAGAGGTTTCTTAGCCATGAGAAAAAGCCCCCCGAAGGGGGCTAATCAGTCCTTACAGACCTGCGTCAAAGTACATCTCAACGCCGTAAGAGTCGTCCAACTCGCCTACACCGTAGACAGCAGTCGCATTCAACTCGAACGCACGATTAGATGCATCACGCTGTGGCTCGATAGAGAAGTCACGCTTCATCGCTACTGCGATAGCCTCTGGAGCGAAGATCGCGCCTTTAGCATCGCCTGAACCATCAACAGTTACGTTAGCTGATTCAAAGATGTCGATACCTGCGATTGTACCTACATAGCCGTTACGCATAGCTTCGTTCTGAAGATCACCGCCGTTAGGGTTAGCGAAGGTGTTAGTCAGGTTAGCCTTCAAAGCGTAAGTCTGATATGGGTGGAATACACCAACCAAACGACCAACAGCTTTGTTAGCACGAAGGGTAGCAGCAGCTTGGAACAAGTATGCAGCAGACAACTCAGTGGTAGTAGCACCCAAAGAAGTTGAGAAGCCGTCAAACAATGCGATCAAGTCCTGATCCATCTTGGTAGCGATTGCGTTACCCAAAACAGTACCCAACTCATCAGCAGGGTTGCCAGCACCCATTGCAGCCATGTCAGTCAACAATACCTGTGCGCCAACCTCACCAACTGCGATAGACACAGATGAAGTTGAAACAGTGGTAGATGACATATCAGTGCCTTCAGTCAGATCACCGGCTGAGATTGCAGGATATTTAGGAACCTGAATAGTTGTACCTGCCTGTGCATTGATGTTGTACACAGTTACAAGGTTACGCATGATTGATTGCTCTTCAGCAGTAAAACGTGCTTGAGCAATAATATTGACGAATAGATCGTCTAAAGTACTAGAAGTAGTTGCAGCCATTGGTATCTCCTCTTAGTTGCAAACAATAAATTAATTACCGTTTGCCCTTCATTGCGGCAAACGCTTCGCGACCACCAGTTTCCCAGTTAGCCACCATGTCAGCCACAGATAAAGGCTTCTGCGTAGAGCCACCTGCTGCACCTTGACTGCCCGCTCCACCCGAAGATGCACGAACAAAATGAGGATTTGCAGTAAGGTAATCAGACACCAGTGCATTGACTGACATCGGAGTACCATCATCAGTATAGCGAGGCGATCCCGAATCATCAAGAACCTCGACACTACCGTCATCGGCGAGTTTAACTTTATTCTTCAATAAAGCAACCACCTGATCTGGAGCGACTGCGTTTTGACTACTCGCAGCCTTTAACAAAGCACCATCAACTAAGGTTTCATGTAACTTAGCGTTGAGTGCATTGATCTGTTGATCTTTCTTCTCTGCAAGCTGCTGAAGAACCTTCTCAAATTCACCTTTTTCTTTTTGGCGTTCAATCTCTGCTGCTTCTTTCTCTTGCATTAGTTGGCGAGCCTCATCGAGGTCAATGCCTTCCATCTTCTTCTCGTACTTCTTACGCTCACGCATTAAACGCTGTTCGATTAATCGTTCAACGTCTGATTGTGTGAATGTCTTTTCCGCTTCAGTTTCAACTGGAGTATCAACTGTTTCTTCTACCGTGTTTTCCATGTTATCGCTCATGTCTGCGTACCTCTATCGAGTTATTTACGTTTGGGCTTCCACCCTGTTTTACGGAGAGTGCCGTAAACATAGGCATTGCAGCGTTCACTGCTAAACCCTTTCTTACGACACATCTTTCGCAATTCTTTCTTTAGCTTCTTAGGCATCTGTTACCTCATCATCAAATACAGGACGCCAATGATGGCGGCAGTTATAACCGCCACGAACAATAAACGGATCACCTGCGGCTTTACCTGTCCATGAAGAACTAGCCCACATATCTCTGATCTCATCCTCAGTGTAGGATTTCCCTGCGTGTTTCTTGCACCAATCGCGTGAATCACGGATAACAGAGCCGTAATATTTCCATTTCTCAGCGCCGATCTCTTTACCGGCTGCCACGTTAAGCGATGCGTCAAACTGCATCACAGAGTCGTGAACCATCTGAGAGGCATAACGCCTCATATTGTTTCCAGTGCGATCTGCGGCATAAACTCGATGCAATGCCTCAACAGCTTCCTCTGAGCCTTCTTTTGCTAGAGCGACAAGACGATTTACCTCATCTTTGTCTGACTCCATAAATACGCCGTTAATCTTCTGTCGGACGTTTCTTACAGATTCGTCTATCGGTCTGCCCGCTATGGTGTTTTGATATAGCTCATTCGCAAGTTCATCAGCGAAAGTAGACGCAATATCTTGGAAGCCTTGAAAGGACACACGCTTTAGATTGGTCAGAATGTCATCGGACACATTGAACAAACCACCATATTCTTCAAACATCGCGCCAAGTGAGGCTGTCACCTCATCGTAATTGCGAACAATCGAATCAGCTTCCGTTAGGAAAGTTTCACGAAACGCTTGCTCTATCTGAGTCCTTGCCTGAATAGCCCAAGCTAAATCTGACAGTTTTCCATCCGTTAAAGGGGCAGCTAAAACGATAGACGCAATGCGATCTTCTAGGTCATTGAGGATGGCTAAAATCCGAGCCTCATGAGTATCGCCTAATCGTTCGACAATCCGAGCGTGATTAATATCACTCATCACTCAACCGTTGGAGCGAAGTCCCCTAGTTGTCTTGCAGAGTCAATCTCATCGTAGGCTTGATGTAGTTCCTCATCGTCCAAAATAAGGTCAACGATCAACTTATCCACGCCGCGAGTAAATGTACCTGATTGAACACCAGAGGCTTTAGCTTGCTGCAAGAACAATAGCTCATTAGGGTAATCACGGATATCGAACGAATCAGGGTATGAAATCTCAACATCAGGCATCTTGCCCTGCCATATGGCTACAAAGCGCCACAACTGTTCTTCTGTGTTCTCTAGCAGATCAGCCTTCTCAGCGAGTTTAGCGTTCAATAACTGAAACTCTGTTTGTAGCGCAATACCAGAAGCCTTTACTGCATCTGTACCACGAACCGCTCCAAGATGAGCCATGCGGTTGATCGCTTCGGTCTTTTTCTCGATTGAGTCCATTACTGACTGAAGGTTAGCCCCTGAAGGCTGCATGATGTATGGCTTTAATGCTGGCTCTAGCTCATCTGGCATATGCACAATGCCACCTGCACCTGCGGTTGCATCAGTGTCGAAGGTCTTAACTAATGTCGGGTGATTCGAGATCCGTATGAGCTGTTCGATCTCTGAAAGCTCGTTGTAAATCGCTTTTTGCATGATAGAAATATCAGCAATATCGGACTTACCAATACCGCGAGTGACAGTCCTAGCAGCAGGGAGATATACAGCGGGAATGACACCAATAGGGTTATCCATTTCATCAATAAGTTTTTCAGTGTCATCGTGTACTTCATACAGCTTTACAGTGTCCTCAGTCCAAACTCGGAAGTATGAAATTGAGTCCACTTCGTTAATACGCGTGATGTCCTCTCGGATTTTCAGATAGGTCAGCTTCATGCGACCTGATGCTGTGCGCTCCCACTTCCAGTCAAATACGTTCTCTGGAGTGTAAAGATTGAAGTAAGGGCGAATGTCTTGCTCTAGTTCTTCGGCGCGAGTACCAGCATTAGATTTAGGCTTATCAACGATAATCCAACAGTGACCGTAAACAGATGACCAGATTTGTGCTTCCTTCATGAAGGTATCTAACGACTGACCATCAAGGTCAACGTCACGCATCATATGCTCAACAGAAGTATCACCTTCGAGTGAGTTGTAGTTTCTCACTGGTGGGTTTTTCCACAGAAACGAAGAATAGATGTGAACTACGTTAGAGCAGTGGTTGTCGATTGGTGTCAACATAACCCTGCGGGTGTAATCCTCATTGGATTCGTTAAGGTAGCGAACTAAGAAATCACCGCCCTGATAATCCTCACCGCCTAGATAAGAACGTAGGTAAAATTCCCACTTGTCTTGATTTGCTAAATAATCAGGATGCGTTGAAGTGATTGTATCCATTAACTCCACCTAGTCGGTTGTGGTATGTCATGCTCGCGTTTGATTGGGTAAATGTAGTCCACTAAATATCCAAGTGCGTCATTCATGTGATCGTAACCAGAATCTTTATCTGGCTGTGAAGTACCTTCTTTGTAAGTCTGCCGCTCTAGCGACTTAATGACCTGTTTGCACTTCGGATCAACAAATAAATGGCGTTCACCATCAGTTGTTTTCAGACGCGCATTGACCGAGTTTATTCGATCACGGACGGAAGTATGACGCTCTCTCACCTTAACTGCAAATCCTGCATTTTGTAGGATACTCAAATCAGTCCTTCCACCCGCTGAAGTCTTACGTTGGCGACAAGCAGGATCAGGATAAACAACGATCTTTTTCTTCGGATAGCGAACCTTTATCTCATCAACCATTTCATCTGTGTTTGAGCCGTAGATGATGATCTCATCGATTATGCGTAAAGAATCAGACTGTCTAACTGCCACCACAGCAGACATAGGGTCAAGGTTGAAGTCCATGCCGATATGTAAAACATCTTCGCCTAATAGAGTCGGCTTAACCGAATCCTTCCTATCAAAGTTGTAATAGATAATCCCTGAGTAATTAACGAACGCAGCTTCATACTCTTGCTTGAACGTCCGCTCATCTAAGTCCCGTTTAGCAGCCTCGATCTCGTAGTCAGGAACATTGCCGCCATCGAGAGTGGTGTATTGGAATGACTGCCAGTCATCAAAATCTTGAGTCCACAGATCGTAAAAGTGGTTTCGCCCTTTCGGTGTCCCGATGAATAAGCAACCACCCTGTCTATCTGATAGCGATGCCCGTAGTACCTCAGACCACGTTTCAGGGCGCATATCCGCAAACTCATCCATCACAACAAAGTCGAGTGATCGTCCACGAAGGTTATCTGGCTTCTCAGCACCCTTTAGGGAAATGGTTGAGCCGTTAATCAGTTTAATGCTTAGCTCTGACTCGTTAGTCTTGAATATCAGGGATGAATCGATGATCGTCTTGAGCATATCCCAAGCGATGTCTTTAGCTGCCCGATAAGTTGGAGCGACATACCAAACATTAGCATCATCCTTAGTTGCAGCCTGTCGCATCAGTTCCGCTACAGATAGAAACGTCTTACCGAATCTTCGACCCGCTACAACGACCCTGAATCTTGAGCTGTTATTGAATATCCTGCTTTGTGGTCTAGTCAGATCAATCATCAATCGTATTCACGATGAACGGAACGACCTGCTTCTCAGGCTCAGAGTTCTCGCCGTACTTCTTAGGCTTCATCTTGCTTGCTGCCCATTTGCGAGTATCTACCTGAATTCGTGTCTTAGCTGCCTCAGTTGGATCGCTGTTATCCGCTATGTGAAGCATATCTTCGACCAACATCTCAGATCGCTCGATACAAGCAGAGTCGTATTGCTGAAGAAACTCAGGATACTTACGCTTCCAAGTAATTACCGTTCTAACGCTTGGCATAGCTTGATCTTCGCATATTGAACGCAAAGAACGCCCTAAAGATATTTCTGTACAAATATCAATCGCTATTTTATCACAATAATCGGTTGGTCTGCCCATAAGTTACTGATATGACTCAAATTCTATACGTCCGGTTATACCTTCGGCACGTTGTTGTTCGATAAGTTTCAATTGCTCTCGGTAATGCTTAGCAATATCTTTTTCTTCTAGCTTAGACACTTTAACGCGAGAGTTCATTTTTTCGCGGAGTATAGCCATGTGACCTTCACCCAACAAGTCAGTTATCCACAGCCCTGAGTCGGCAGGATTACCACCGTACCATTGGTGACATGAAAAACATAATGCCTGTGCGTTCATGCCA